AGGCAGTTGCTGATAAACTGGATCCTGGAAGAGGGATAATTGAAGTTGCAGTAGGGAGACTATAATGACTAGACAAGTAATTAACATTGGAATAGCGGACAAGGGCAATGGCGATCCTTTGCGTACAGCATTTAGCAAAGTAAATGCTAATTTTACTGAACTATATGCTTTACTAAGCAACGATGCAGCCGGAACTATTATCAGTACTGATATTATCGGCAGTGTATTTGCTGATGACAGTACAGTACTTGTTGACGGAGTTGGTGGAAAAATTGTTGGACCAGTTGATACCAGTCAAGTTATAATTAATCAAGTCATCACTAATGCGTTAAGCACAGCTCTCCCTGCTAATACAGTTAATGGTGTAATTTATACAGTATCTAACACAAGTATAGCAGGTGCTAAATTAACAATTCTAATAGAAAGTAATCATGATGCCAATCCAACTGGTCTACGGCATGTACAAACTTGTGAGGCTGTAATTGCCTCACAAAATGATACTTCTGATCCAGACATAACTGTATATGGAGTCACTCACACAAGTACAACTCCACTGGCAACCATTAGCGCACAGCGAAATGTTTCAACAAATCTTGTAGAAATTACAGCTACAACAACGCAAACTAACGCAAATAATAATTTAAAAATTAGAGTATATGCTATAGAAATGCCAAAAGCGGTTTAAGGTAAATACTAAAAGAGACGATTATGACCATAGAAACAATTAACATTGGTAATTACGCAAATGACGGTACAGGGGACGATCTCCGCACGGCATTTGAAAAAGTAAACGCTAACTTTACTCTACTTGACGGTAGAGACGTAACTGCTGGAACAAATTTAGGTACTGGTGAACAGGTTTTTAAACAAAAAACTGGCAGTACATTTCAGTTTAGGTCCTTAGTAGCAGGGTCAAACATTACACTAAGTTCTAACGGAACTAGTATTGTTATCAACGGAGTTGGTAACTTGGAAGAAGAAACAAGTCCTGCATTGGGCGGTGATTTGGATTTAAACGGATACAACATTGTTGGCACTGGTGATATACAAGCAACAGTGTACGGCATAGACATACGAGAATTGGCAGCTTCATTTGGTAACATTGATTACGGATCATTTAATAATCCAACATTTGGCGCAGATTTTGGAACTTTCATTTAAGGATTAGGGGAAGATAATGGCATTACAAATTAGACGAGGTACTAACAACGAACGGTTGTTAATGAACGGTATAGCTAACTCTGTCCCAGCACAGGGTGAACTATTATACGTTACTGATAGAAAAAAATTATTCATTGGTGATGGAACAACTACTGGCGGAGCAAGTGCTGGATATTTTGGAGCTATAGCAGTTAGTGGTCAGAACACAATATTTTCTAGTGGTATTAATGAATCGTTGACCATAGTTGCAGGTGATAATATCAGTATTACTACAAACGAAAACACCAATGCAATAACAATCAATGCAGCCGCACAGTTTGATGAAATCAATAACGGATCTATTAGATTATTACAGAATAATATTGCAGGGTTAAACAGTAACGAGAATATTAACATTGATCCTGCAGGAACTGGTAAAGTTGTTATTACTGGTGCATTAGATGTTAGCGGAACTATCAGTGGCAACCTAACTGGCAATGTGACTGGTAACGTAACTGGTAGTGTCAGTGGTAATGCTGGATCTGTTACCAACGGTGTTTATCTTACAGATGTTGGCTCTGTTACCAGCATTATGCTTGCTGGTAATATTTCTAATTCTAAATTATTAAATGAAAGTGTAACTGTTGGCACAACTAGCATCAATTTAGGATCAAGCTCTACAACATTAGCTGGATTAACCAGTGTTACCTCAACAGGCTTTACAGGAAATATTTTTACTAACTTGATTGATTCTGCTGATTCAAGTCAAATTGTTGTTACACCAACAATGAGATTTAACAGCGATGTAACGTTTGATGAAAGAGTATATGCTGATAGATTTTTTGGTAGTGTGACTGGCAATGTAACTGGTAATGTTATTGGCAATGTTCTTGGCAATGTAAATGGTGATGTTGTTGGAAATGTAACCGGGGCTGATATTATTGCAAACAAAAATATCAGTTTAAGTGGAAGTTCCATTATAACCATAGAAACTAATGATAATTTATATCTTAGACCAAACGGATCTGGTAGGGTAGATATTGAAGCAAATTTAATAACAAATGGTATAGAAATTTTTGGTCCAGGTACAGGCGGTAATAGCGGTAACGGGTCTGTGTTTGTTGCCACTACTTCGCCCAGCGCGGTTCCATTAAGCATTGCAGAAATTCATAACACTGCATCACTAACTGGTGGTGTTTCCTTTGCTAGAGCTAGAGGTAGTTTAACAGCACAAACTATAGTTCAAAACGGTGACGAAATTCAATCGTTGGCATTTAGTGGCCACGACGGAGCTACTTTTATTCCTTCGGCTACTATTCAAAGCATTGTTAACGGAGCTCCAAGTTCTGGCAGAATTCCTGGTAAATTAAGTCTAAAAATTGCTAATGCTTTAGGTGTGCTTGCTTCAAGACTTGATATTGAAGCAACTAAGATAACAAGTAATGTTCCATTCAAAGTAGTAAGTTATGCTGATGCCACTGCTCGTGATACGGCTATTACAAGCCCAGAAGCTGGAATGATGGTTTTCCTTACTGGAACTAGCAAGTTTTCAGGATACAACGGCGCCGCTTGGGACAACCTAAATTAATACTCTAGTCCTTGATAAATATTACATCAAGGGCGAAGCATGTTAAACATTTGGACTAAAAAATCCGGGTATACTTTTGGCACAATTCAAGAAGGATCTATCGTAGATCTTGAACTGCCAGTAACGTATGATTTTATAACACCCGATTCTTCATCAGCAACATTTAGTGTTATTAGCGGATCGTTGCCTGCGGGCCTTAGATTAGTTAATGATCACATTGTAGGCACACCGTACGAAGTTCCAAGAACTACAGAATTTACATTCTGTATTAGAGCTTCATATAATACTGATATAGCAGACAGAACTTTCAAAATAACTATTGAAGGGGCAGATGTTCCAGTTTTTACAACTACTGAAGGCATATTGCCAGTAGGCCCTAACAACACATTTTTTATATTAGATTCCAGTTTTGTAGATTTTCAAATTAGTGTAACTGATAACGACACAGCCGCAGGGCAAACACTAAGATATTTTATTGCTAGTGGAGATGGCACATTACCGCCAGGGCTTACATTAACCAACGATGGAAAAATTACAGGCCTTATTGAACCAGCATATACCATTGTTGACTCTGAAGTTGGTAACGGATACTACAGCAACGACCTATATGACGTAACAGGGTATGACTTTGGTGAACGGCCAGATAACGGATTTGACAGTTTTATATTTGACAGTGTATTTTATGACTATTTTCTTCCTTCACTGCCGCCTCGAAAATTAAACAGAAATTACGAGTTTATTGTATCCGTAAGCGACAGTGATACTGTAAGCAAAAGAAAATTTAAAATTTATGTAGTGGGCGATGATTTTTTACGTGCAGACAACACCATTGCTAGAGCGGCAGACGGTGTGTTCACTGTTGACGGAACATATTTAAGAAATCCAGTATGGCTGACTCCAAGCAATCTTGGCACATACAGAGCCAATAACTATGTGACTCTTGTGTTAGACTGTTACGATTCTCCAGAGTTAGGCCCTATCATCTATAGTTTAGACACATTAAATCCAGATAATAGTCCTAGCACACTGCCTCCTGGATTACAATTAGATATTCCAACTTCAGAAGTGTTTGGTGTAATTCCCTATCAACCAACAATTACTGAAACATATCACTTTACGATAACAGCATCACGTTATGACACTGATGCTACTATTGCATCTACAAAACGAACATTTACAATTAAAACACTGGGCGATGTTGATAGTGTAATGAATTGGGAAACTGGCAGTTCACTAGGAACTATTGATGCCAACTTTATTAGCAATTTGAGAGTATCTGCAACCAGTAACATAGAAGGCGCAACTCTTGTATATTCTTTACAATCAGGTGCATTGCCCCCTGGACTAACTTTAGAACTTGATGGTGAGATCACAGGAAAAGTAAATCAGTACGGTACTATTAACGAGCCAGGTATTACAACTTTTTCTGATGGTGTATATACTAATCAAACATTTGATGGCGGAAATAGTTCTGTAGATAGAACATTTAAATTTGTTATTAAAGCACAAGATCAATTTGGATACAGTAGCATTAGTAGGGAATTTACTTTAAACATAGATACACCGAATGATAGATTGTACAGCAGTATTGTAGCAAGAACATTTATGAATCAATCTAAACGTGCATTGTTTAATGATTTTATTAATGACAGTAATGTATTCACAGCAACTAGTGTTTATAGACCAAACGATCCAAACTTTGGTATTCAACGAGATTTAAAAATGACCATATTTGGTGGTATTGAAACCAAGACTGCCGCAGAATACGTTAGTGCATTGGGCTTGAATCATAAACGTAAACGCTTTACTTTTGGCGATATCAAATCTGCCAAGGCAAAGATTACTGGGACGAACACAGTAGTGTATGAAGTAGTATATGTTGAAATGTTTGACCCTTTAGAAATTGGCAAAAAGTATTTGAACTCTACGCTAACACGCCCATTAGATCCAAAAACAGTTACAGCAGATACAAGTAATGCCATTTGGCGAACAAGTGACAGAGATGAACCATTTTTACCAAGACCTGACAGTAAAATAACCATCGACCAAACAAATATTTTTGCCAGTAACCCAAATCAAAGTACACGTTATCCAAGCTCAATTAGTATATGGCGTAATCAAATATTAGCAGTTGGGGACAGGGAAAGAAATTACTTGCCCCTTTGGATGCGTAGTGTTCAAGATGACAGCAAGCAAGAATTAGGATTTGTATTAGCAGTTCCAATCTGTTTCTGCAAACCAGGAACTAGTGCGGATATTATGCTAAACATCAAGTTTAGCGGGTTTGATTTTAAGAATTTAGACTATACTGTAGATAGATATATAATAGATTCCGTGACTGGATTCGGCAACGATAAATATCTAGTATTTAAAGATGACAAGGTAACTATAACATGACCAGTGCAATAATAACAAGCAATATCGATGGCGCTTTCCCAGTAGCTGGGCAAGATAACAACAGCCAAGGATTCAGAGACAATTTCACGAACATTATATCAGCACTAGATACTGCTGGTAGTGAAATCACAACTCTACAAACTAATACAGCTAAACTAAATGCTGAAAACGATTTCAATACAAACATTATCAGGAATGCAGAATTTACTGAATTTTACGGATCAGTATTTACTGTAGCAGTTACGACTAATGTTACTACAGAAATTGATATTACTAACGGTCCATTGCAAGTTTTTACGTTTAACAATTCTGCAACGACACCAACTATTAGTTTTGCTAACTGGCCAGACAGTGGGTTGTATGCTAAAATTAAACTGCATTTGAGTAGTCTTTCTGGTAGCCGTACTATTACGTTTGCTAACGAAACTGGTGGCGGCAATGCTATCAAAACTGTTAGTGGTGATTTTACAATGTCAGGGTCATCGCCACAAATTGTATTAAATGCCACAGATAACCATGTTGTTGAAGCATGGACTTACAACGGTGGAATTGATGTGTATCTAAAACTAGTAGGCGCATTTGAATAATGGTAATCAATCCGTTAGTTGATAATTTGAGCACT